ACTCCGTAGGCCGCGTCTGCCATCACCGCCAGCACCTTCCGGGGCTTGCCCGCCTTCGTCGGGATGACCGGCAACGCCTTCAGGAGCCCCTCCAGGCGCCGCTGCGGGCTGCATGCCGTTCTGGGCAGCCTGGGGCTGCTGCGGCTGTCCCTGCCCCTGCTGGCCCCCTTTCTGGACGAATATCGAGGGAGTCCCCTGCTTGGCCTGCGGCTGCTGGGCGGGCTGCTCTAGCATCTGCACCCACGAGTCGGGAAGCCAGTCCGATGCATCCTCCTCGTTCACGAGCAGCACCTGCTGCACCGCCTTGGCGAACATCTGCGGATCCTGCGACAGCAGCGGCACTATGATGTTGAACAGCTCCATCTTGGATGCCTTGATAAGCTCCTGGGACGTGTCTATGAGTGATCGGGGGATAACCTTGAATATTCCCCTCCACTTTATCTGGCTCGGCTGGATATCCTTCCCTATCTGGAAGAACTTGGACTCCTTGCCCTCCTGGAGCTTGCCGTCCCTGTCCTCGAGGTGAAGCGCGAGCTGCGGAAGGTACGATGCCTGTATGCCGCCGCCCTCCTCCTCGGCCTTCTCGAACACCTGGTGGTGCTCCACCTGCTCCTCCTTCTCGTACAGCAGCATGGTCTTCTCGTCCACGAAGTCCTTCACGTCCGGGATGGCGTAGACCTGGCTCATCCATGAGAGGGTGAGGTAGGCGTCCTGCTCCACGAGCCATGCGAGGTTCTCCACGGGCACCTTCATCCGCTTCAGCGCCGCCTCCTTGGCATGCAGGATCTCGCCGAGGGTCTTTCCCGTGATATCGCCCTCGAGTGTGGGGCTGATGCCGGACTCGTCGTCCATCATGGCTGCGACCGCCTCTATGCCCTTCCATGCCTCCTGGCCGGGGCCTGGGATGTCCATCCACTGCACCGCATCCTTCGCTGATCCGCTCGAGTTGGTGATCTGCCTCGCCTGGCCCGGGATGATGTCCATCTTGCCGTCTCCAAGCGCGGTAGATGTCCCGCTGAAGAATCCGAACTTCATGATGGAGAGCACGAGCTGGTCCATGGTCATGTTCTTCATCTTGTCATAAAGCCCCTTGTTCTGCCTGATTATCTCCCAGAGGCTCACCCCGTATGGGAGGTTCGAGCTTCGGAGGAGATATGGCGCGTGGCTGATGGACAGCAGGCCGTCATCGTTCGGCATCGGGGACTGGTATAGGATGATGCTGTCCTTCGGGATGTAGATCACGAAGACGTCCTTGAGGCGAGTCTCGAAGAACCCGATAGTCACGATGTCCTGCCTCATCTTCGGGTCCTCCTCCTCGTTCGTGCGCCCCACCTGTCCCTTGTTTGTGTCGCCCGAGTCCACCGCCCGCTGCATGTACGAGTTGTGCTTCACGCACTTGAAGTTCGGGTACTGGCCGAACTCTATCTGAGCCTGGTCGTAGGAGTAGTCCAGCTCGTAGTAGCACTCGTTCATGCTCATCTGGTCGTATGGACGGGTCATCTCGTCGATCCACGTCCTGAACGGGTTCAGGGGCTGCCTGTCGACGTCATTGAAGAACACCAGCTCCTTCTCCTCGTACTTGTTGTTCTCCGGGTTCTCAGTGTCCACCTCGGTGAGCACCCTCTTGTCGAACTTCACCTTCCGGGGATAGGTACGCTGCGGCGCCCATCCGTACTTGATCATGTTGAAGAATGTCAGCTTGAGCTTCTCCTTGGCGTCCGTGACCTGCCAGTTGCGCTTCCAAAGGGCATAGGCCACCGCTGAGGTAGCCTGATACTTCTTGGTGAGGGCCACTAGGTCCCCCTCGGGCATGTTGTCGATTACGACTGATACTGCCGTATGAATCTTCGCCAGCAGCGTGGGGGCCGATGATTTCTCCCTCCACTGCTGCGTGGCGTCTCCCACGGGCACCATGCGGCTCCTGAGGCCGGTATCCTGATCGGTCTCGAACCGCTTCCTTACCGTTCCGAAGTTCAGCTCATGGGGGATATACTCGTCATCCGCCTCCTTCCACCGCTTCTCGATGTCCAGGCCCTTCCTGAAGTCGATCATTTCCTCCATTCTGCGCTTGATGTACTTCTGGATCACGCGCTCGGCCCTGTTCGGCTCGTATGCTTCCGCCTTGTCCGTCTCGTCCAGGCGCTTTGCAACACCCTGCTGCGCCTTGCTGGGCTTCGGCTTGGTCTTCTTCTCCTCTGGGGCTTCAGTGGTTTTTGCTTTTGCCATGGTTTTTGGTTAGGCTCGCTTGATTGTAATGGACTTGATGCAGGCAGGGAAATGGTCCTCGTTTGAGTCGATCACCTTCGATAGCTCGCTGATGAACAGAAAAGCATCCTCCCTTTCCTTCGTAGGCGCATATACCGTCCCAAGACCATCCTCGGCCTCCGTGTCCTCATCGGAAGGCATCCACTGAACTACGGTAATGAATGACCCGTAATTCACGCCTTCGCTCGATACCTCTCCTGTTCCAGCAAGCCCTACCTCCTCAACCTTCTGCCCTGTGCCGTTGTTTGTATCGTTCATGGTTTTGTTTGTTAGCTGCCCCTCATGTAATTAAATGACTCCTCGTGCTCCTGGCGCCTCAGCTCCCTGAGCCTCCTTTCCACCTTGTTTTCCGCCTTCGGAGCGGCCTGCTCCTTGAACGTCCTGAGGATGTACCGTAGCTCGTCGGCCGCATGATCCTCGCCCGTCGTATCGACGTCTTCCGGGTGCAGCGCATCGTGCTGCAGCAGGGGAATAGTCCTTATCATGTTAGCACAATTGCGGAACACCCTCAGTCTCGGGGGTGTGGATTCGTCATGCCTCAGGTAGAAGTGGACGCCGTTCCATCCAACCAGCCTCTCCTTCGCTGCGGGGATGAGTCCCCTCACCCCGTGACGCTCGTAAACCTCGGCGCATGTCTCCGAGTATCCGGCTTTTGCGAATGCTGCCGTGTCTATCACCGTGTACATGTATTCCTCCTCTATGCCGTCCCTGTCGCATGAGAGCCTGTGGATCTGATCCGCGTGCTCGTCATAGTCCCTTCCCGTCAGCACCTTCGTGCCGTCAGGCAGCGGGACGCCCACGCCGTAGTAGTACTCCCTGTAGACCCACACGTTGCCGTCCGAGTCCAGCGCGTACCAGTGGCAGCTCGTTATGCCGTTCCTTCCCGACGGGTCTATGGACCTGAACCGCTTCCAGGTGTCAGGCATGGTGAATGCCTCCACCACGTGCTTCTGATGCCTCCACTCGTCGAAGTACTGGCCCTCAAACAGGTCGAAGTCCCCCTCTCGCCATGCCCTTCCAAGGTCGCCTGAAAGCCCCTCGAGGTACTGGTTGTATTCCACGTTGGTATGGGGGTTCAGCTTGTAGGTGGACGGGATGAAGCGAGTCTCCTTCTGTGTGCCCATCCTCTCGGGGATCACGTACCTGTTCTTCACGAACGCGTGGCCCGTGCCTCCTGGGTTGAACGACGTGTACATCCTCGGCCTCCATCCTGGCTTTGATGTTCGGAGCGATCCGCGCAGCTTGTTATACCGCTCCTCGCTGATCTGGTTTAGCTCCTCGACGATTATCACGTCGTACTCGATTCCGATGTACTTGTCGATGTCCTTCTCGTCCTTGAACCCTCCGAGGATTATGCGCGATCCGTTCTTGAGCCTCAGGGATGACAGGGTCTTCCTGAACTCCATATGGCCCCTCAGCACCTTGCTCACGAGGTCGTCGAATGACTCCTGCGCTGCCACTCCCGTCTTTCGGAGGAACAGCACCTTCAGCCCGGGATATCGCTGGCAGTCGTCTATGGCTGCCTGGCTTAGCACGGCATGGCTCTTTCCCGGCCCTCTGGCTCCACCTACGCCGATGTCCACGGGGCCTCCTGGCAGATCAGCCTCCCTCGCGGCCGCATGGAACTGCCACTGCCACTTCAGGGGAAGGTATGCGGCATCCAGAAACTGCCTCACCTGGCTCTCAGGCGATCCGTGCTCTATGCCCACCTGGGCGCACCTAATGAGAAGACGGTCCGTCCTCGTTATCGATGTCGTCTCCATATGCCTTTTCTAGGATGGTGTTAATGTCGGCTGATAGTCTTATAGGGTTGTCATCCGCCTCGTCTCCCCGTATAGGCTGAGCGGGCCTGCCTACCATGCGGTCAAGCCACTTGCTCATCGCATCCGCGTTTCCCTTGGTGCTCGTGCCCGTTCCAAGCCTGAACAGCGTCTCCGTGGCAACCATCATCCTCGTCTTCTGTATGATCTTCTTGATGCCGGTCTTCGGATCTGTGATCTCCACCGGGATCTTCTCGTTATAGTGGTCCTCGAACCACTGCTTGACGCCTCGCTTCACCAGCGTCTCGATGACAGGCGGCCTTCCCCCTCCCCTGTTTCCTCCCCTTCCTTTCCCATTAGGGACGTAGTTCCTTCCTCCCTTTGGTTTGTCGACGTTAACCAATTTATCAATTTCCATTGCACCAGAGTCTACCTTGGCATATCCTGCTATCTTCCCTTCCTTCCTGGCAGTCTCCAATGCGCCCTTGAGTGTGTTTCCAGGCTTGTTCGCCTCCTTTGCTATCCTGTCCAGCTCCTCCCATTGCTTGGGTGTCACGTTTCCCTTCTCGTCTATTGCGATCATTCCCCTGTTCTTGGCATTGGTAATGATATCGGCCTGGGACTGCGCCTTCCTTCCCTGCTCTATGAACCTTCGTATCTTGTCGCTAGTCATTGAGGGCTTCCCTTATCTTCATAAGGATCTTTATCTTATAATCAAGCGCTGCTCTATCC